GCTTTCGGAAAAGCATGAGTGGTGAGAACATCAGGATTGACTACGGAGCAGTTGATTGCTACTACTTGATTACGAAGAAAAGAGAGGAAAAATAAGATGAATACAAAAATGAATTTGGAAGAAAAAGTTCAACAGTGGTTTGTTGACAGAAATCTACATGAAGCAAATCCTGTCAAACAGTTCTTGAAGTTGATGGAAGAATCAGGAGAACTGTTTGAAGGTATCGCAAAAGATAAATCTGAACTGATCTATGATGCAATTGGTGATATCCAGGTAGTAATGATTGGACTTGAGCAACAGATCAAGAACGGTGCTCAGATTTCGGCTAATCAACAGGAACTTGAATTGCTGCTGATGGTTTCCAGTCTGGGTAATATCGCTCAGAAGCTATACGCCCATATCTGTCATAACGAGACACAGATTCCTTTAATCAAATCAGACTTGATGTTTCTTGACAGTGTGGTTAGTACAGTTTCATTTTGTAATGGAACTACAGCTGAAAGTTGCTTAGAAGAAGCTTATGAGGTCATCAAAGACCGCAAAGGTAAGATGATTGACGGTGTCTTTGTCAAAGAGGAGGATTTATAAAATGAAAAAACTAGGAATTTTTATTGGTGTATTACTCGTAACAATTGTCTCACCGCTTGTTGTTCAATTTGGTTGGAATGAGATTGTAACGACAATCCTCCCGGTCGGAAAGATTTCGTTTTGGCAAGCTTTGGGAGTAGATGCTTTACTAAGCTTCATAAATCCAACAATTTATAGTGATGAAGAAATTTCAAAAAAACTTACTCAGGCCATTTCAAAGATTATATATTTTGCATTTGCTCTGTGGCTAGCTAGTTTGTTTTTGTGAGGATTTAGAATGAGATATTTTAAAATTCTATGTGTTGTTTTACTCGCATCCTTACTCATAGCATGTCACCAGATTTCAAGTGGGACGGTGGTAGATAAGTACATTGATGAACCTCATACAACGTTCATACCTGTTATGACAGGAAAAAGTTCGGTACTTGTGCCAACAAGAACAAAAAGAAGATATATTCTGGTCGTTTCTGGATATGTAGGAAATGAGCACGTTGAAGAAACATTTGAAGTTACAGCTGAAGAATACAAGCACTATGAAATTGGCAATACTTTTATACAGGATGCCGTTTTAGAAAACAAGGAAGGGGATGAATAATGAAACCTGAAAAAAATGACAACGTAAACAAACCAAGCCACTATCAAGGTAGGTATGGCATGGAGTCTATCAATGCTTTAAGAAATTTCATGACACCTGAACAACTGAAAGGCTTCTACTTAGGGAATGCCTTGAAGTATCTACTACGTCATCAGAAGAAAAACGGACTTGAGGATTTGAAGAAGGCACGCAAGAACCTGGATTGGCTGATTGAGGAAGTAGAAAAGGAGTTAAACAATGATCAATAATGTTGTTTTGGTAGGTCGATTGGCTCGTGACCCTGAGTTGCGATACACGACGTCAAATATTGCTGTTGCAACTTTCAGTTTGGCAGTGAATCGCAATTTTAAGAATCAGGCAGGTGATCGTGAAGCTGATTTTATCAGTTGCATCATGTGGCGCCAGCAAGCTGAAAACTTTGCAAATTGGCTTAAAAAAGGTGCTCTTGTAGGAATCACAGGTCGCATCCAGACTCGTAGCTACGATAACCAGCAAGGACAACGTGTCTATGTGACTGAAGTTGTAGCTGAAAGCTTTCAGCTTTTGGAAAAGCGAGATAAGACTGCGGACCATTCGAGCATGGAAAATCAGATGCCACCAAGTTTTGGAGCAAGTGATCCGATGGATATTCCAGATGATGGATTGCCATTTTAAGGAGGTGTGAAGGATGAACAGACTGAAACAATTAAGACAACAAACAGGCGACACACAAGAGGATGTTGCTAAAGTTATTGGCGTGACCCGTAGAGGGTACCAAAAAATGGAAAACGAAGAAAGCCAAATCAAATCAGATAAAGCTCAGAAACTTGCCAAATATTTTGGTGTAAGCGTAGGATACTTGCTTGGTTATGAACCTGAAAGTGAGCAAGTTAGCAACCATCAAAAAATAAAAATTTGCTTCTCTAATGGTGAAGAACTTAGTTTTCTAGTAAGAAATTTTACAGAAAAAGAACTTACGAAGATTACTAGTCAGTTCAACAATGGAAATTTGATGAGGATTAGAAATTTGTCTGTAAATCCTAAGAATATCAATTATTTTTATGTTGATGATTTTAAAGAAAGCGAGGAGTTTGAGAATGAACATTCAGGGACTAATTGAACGATACGAAAAATTTAAAGCTAGCAAGAAGAAATTGACATCGGTTGATTTGGTTTTGAAAGACTTACGGTCTTTAGACGAACCAGAACCGTTGCCGTTCAAGTTAAAAGATGTCGTTCGTCGAATCAGAGGGTTTGATCCGACGACACAGACTAGATGGCTTAATGATATCCTTAAAGAATTAGGGGACGACTACGGTTCAATGAAATATCGTGAGGGCTACGAGCAAGGTAAGTTTGAGGGAGCATGGGTTGGTAATCAATTGAAAGATGCTGATAAGATTCGGCAAGAATTGAATAAACCAGTGATACCGCAGTTTGTGGCGGTTTGGATTGAGGAGTGCAAAGCGAAAGGAAAAAACTTGCTTAGAGCTCTCTTATACACACCAGAGAAAGTTAATAGCTGGGTGGATGATCCAGATAATCAAGAAATTTTTGCTCTTGCTTGGATGTTTGGCTACACAGTAGAGAATGAAAAGCGTTATACAGTAGTGATGAAAGAAACAAAACAACCGCTATATTATAATGCTGTGGATAAGAAACTATTCTTCTCTATGGGCGGCCTAGCTACAAACTTTACCCAACAACAACTTGAAAAACTAAACTTCGGCTGGATTTTCTTTTGCCCGGGGATTGAGATTAATGAGGTCATAGATTGAAAGGTACAAAGGATTTTATTCTAGCTATCGAAAATATAAAAATCGATATTTTAAAAACATCCGATGACCTAAACGGTTATGAGTTAAGCAATATCAAGAAACACGCAAGGGATCTATACGAGTGCCTAGTGTGGTTGCAGTATGCTGCGGAGGAGAATGAAAATTGAAAAGATTTATCGCAATATGGATGTTATTGTCCGCTGGATTGAATATTTGGCAGATGGGCAGGATTGCAGAACTAGAAGAAAAGCGCCCGATGATCGTCTATAAAGCTGACAATCAAGGAGCAGAAATCAAAGGTAGAGTCGTCCATAAAGAAAAAATAGGCGACCTGCACACAATCACAATACAGAACTACGGCATATTTGTAGTATCGCAAGACAACTACGAATTTTTGAAAATCGGAGATGAGGTGAGATTGTAATGACAAAGCACAAGAAACTAACTTACATCATCATTCAGGAAGCAATGGCAGGCTACATTCATGAAAGCTAATACCAGGAAATGGAGAGCAAGATGAATAGAAGGATTAAGAAGAAGAAAGCTAAGCAACTTGCTCAGAAGAAACAACTAGAATTAGAAAATAAGCTTATAAAGTTAAGTCAGGAAGAAATTGAAGTTTTATCTAGAATGATTAAGCAGATAGTTTCTGACATCAGTAAGGCTCTTTCTAAAATGTTCGATAGCTTACTTAATTATTTAGAAAATTCGGAGGTAAAATTTGAAGAAATTGAGCGACGAAGACCTCAAAACATTAGACAGAGAACTTTTCAAAATCCAAAACATTCAACGTACAATAGATTTGAGAAGGCTAGAATTAGAAACTCGAAACCCAGATGCTCAGAGTGGTCCTATCGTAGGAATAAGCAAACCTACCGAAACTATCGCAATCAGAATCGCAGATGATCCAACTTTGAAATTTCTCGAAGGGTTCAAAGCTATTATTAACAAACTCCTGATCAATCTAGTTGATGAAGATAAGGAAATCTTTAATCTGCGCTGGAGATATCCTCAACTGAGATGGGAAGAAATAGCAGAACAGAAATTCATGAGCAAAGCTACAATCTATCGACGTAGGAGGATTATCTTAGAACAGTACGCTATACTGAAAGGTGAGTTGTAAATAAGATTGAGACAAAAGACGTCTTGAAGTCTCACAAAAAAAGGTT